GTCATTTTTATCCTTTTTATTTTGGTCTAACTGCATATACAAGCATATTATACTCTAATGTATTTTTAACTTTTTCAAGTCTTTTTTTGATTGTGAAAAACTCTTCTATCCCAAATTCTATAACCTTAAAAGAAGATTAAAGGGAAGAAACTCTTATCTCTATCCCATCCCAGCCAGCGTTTCTAACTTTCTTAGCTCTTATTTCCACAATCTGTTTATCGTTTTTGTATGCTATCCCCTCCAAAGCGTCCTGTATTGCTTTAAGGGTATTATCCAAATCTTTTCTCCCCTGCTTTTTGCAATAAAGGGTATATTCCAAAACAACATCCCCCTCCAAGACTTTAAACTTATTAACCTTTGCAAGTAAAGCAAGCGCATTTTTAAATTCTCTCCCGGCTTTGCTTATATAGTGTATTATCCGCCCTCCCTTGTATGCACTTCGCCAATAAGAATTTACACTTGGGGGAATTAAGGGGGCTTTTAGATAGTTAGCCATTGTATTTCTTTCGTATAACTTTTATGCATGTTTTTTTCAAGTTCCCACAACAATGAATATTCGTCCCGAAATTGATATATTTTTTATCTCTTAGTCTCTCTAAAACCCCTCTAAGAGAATTATGATTAATACCTATTTCCTCAGCTATTTCTTTTAATGATATGCACCACTTCTTCTTTTGCCTAAGGAAATTAAACACCCTTTCCTCATTCATTCTACCTATCTCTTGCCTCCTCATTCACACTCCTTTAAAAGTTTCTCATTAAATTTTATTGCCTTAACAACATCATTAAGTCGCTTAGCAGTCTCGCTCCACTTCTCTTTATCCGTTGCACGCTTTAAGTAAAGCTCCGTGCTAAGCTTATTTAAAAGCTCTCTCCCTGCTTTAATTTTTACTTTTAGGGCGTCTGTGTATTTTAAATCTTTAAAGCTTTTTGCATCTATCCCGTAATAATACATACTACCCTTCATAAAACCACTTCTCCGTTTCTCTTAATTTCCTCTCTACCTCTTTATCCTCCAAAATAAGCTCTACCCATTCCCCAGGTAAAGCCTCTACCATTTTTAAAGCTATTATCCTTATATCTCTATGCGCCGCTTTGTCTAATCTTAATCTTAAAAAGTGTAATAAACTTCTAAGATTAAATTGAATTTGGAGGGTGTAGATAAAAGCTTGCGGTAAGAGTTTAGATACTTTATCAAGCGATTTGCCCTGTTTTAGCCGCTTGATTACAATTTGTTTAATAAGTTCTAAATCTTTATCAATTTCCTCATCCCCGGTTAGCTCCATCTCAATTTCAATTTTTTTGAGTGCATATCTAGATGAGGTTACAACCTGTGAAACTCCTATTCTGTGCCTGCTCTCTTCTAACAAAGCTTTTTGGCTCATTCTAACATCAAACACAATTTGGCTCATTTCAAGCACGCTTTCATGCTTTAAATTAAAACCTACTCTCTTAATAAGCTCAAAATCCTTTTCTCCAATCTCTTTATTAATATTATCAATCGCCACGCTATCACTTTTATCCCAAGTTGCGTGGCTGTATCTAATACCATTTGCAATAAGCCACAATGGGCTTATATGCAAAAGTCTTACCTGCTGTTTAGTTTGCATAGTCTTCCTCCTTAATGAAAATTCCCTGCTCGTTAAGATAGCCTTTTCTATCTTTTATCTCATCCCAAGCAAGCTCGCAACAATCCATAAATTCTATTCCCTGCCATTTGCAAAAAGCTTGCAAATCACTTATTACATTTGCAAGGGAATAAAATAAGTTTTCGTTTTTATCTCTTATTATATATTTAGCAATCTCTCCTATATCCGCTTGCAACCACATAAAAGAGTATTGCAAGTTTTCTTTATTGGCATAATAACTGCTTTGTGTATCTGGTAGATTGTCTATCTCTGCTCCCATTAATCCAGCCATAATCGTAACAACAACTGCAACATCCCCTACGCTATCTTTAATTTTTTCCATATTCCCTTTTCTAAGCCCATCAGCAAGTTCCCCAAACTCTTCCGCAAGTTTAAGGTTTTGAGCTTCAAGAGAGGAGTTTGGAATTATTCTCCTCTCTTTCGCCCAAGTGATTACTTTTCCTCTAAATTCTGTAAATATCATTTTCGCTCCTTTACTTAATTGTTAATTAATAAATTAAACGGCTCTTTGCCTAAGATTTTCCTAAATTCTAGAAGTCCTGCTTTGTCTGGGTAGATACTTTTAAATAAATCTACCGCAAACAAAAGGGAATTGTTAAACATTTCTTTATCATCTTGACTCTGCTCTCTTAAAGCTTCCAAAATTTCCTCTACACTTTCCGTAAAGGTAAAATCCTTTTTCTCTACAAAATGCTTATGCAGATACATAAGCGTTAATGCAATTGTAACAATATCCACCCCTTTTATAGCTTTATCCTGCGGAATTCTTTTAAAAAAGAATTTTTCCACTTTTTTAGTTGTTATACTCTCTTTTATATTGCTAAGCTTTTTAAAAAGCCTCTCAAACTCCATATCAAGTGCCGTCTTTTCTTTGAGCGACACTTCTTGCATATACTTTTTTGCTTCTAATAAAAAGCTATACGCCCCTAAAAGTAGGGCTTTTTCTTTTAGCTGATACTTATACATAAATACCCCTTTCTTTTAATTTTGTCTTAATTTCTCTTAACATCTTTTGCTTTATAATAGGTCGCAAGGCTAATTTTTCTACATACTCCTCTACTTGCGTTTTTCTAAAAAATCTTCTTCCATTAAGATAAAACCTATCTATCCATTTTGGCACCTCCCCGATTTCTTCGTATACTTTATTTTCAGTAATATAGATGCCATGCTTGATTAATATCTCCTTAACTTCTTGTATAATTTTAGCGCCTGTTACTTTTTGTAAAATAACAAACTCTTCAAATTTTAAATAAGGATTATTCAGGAATTTTGGGAGGACTATCTTTTCCATTTTCGCCTCCCTTTAATGAAATTTAAAGCCGCCCGAAAAGTAGGCTTTATTTTACATCTAAGCACACTCTCTTCCCATATTACCAAATACTCCTTATAACCAGCTGGTATTATTTTGTACCCGTCCTTTTTAAATAAAACCATTGTCTATCCTTTAAAATGGTATTTTATCTTCATCAGTATCATTTGATGGAGCTTGATTTTGATTGTTTTGTTGTGGTTTTTGCTGGTTTTGAGCTTCACTTTTACTATCCATAAATTGCACCCTCTCAGCAATAACTGAGTGTTTACTTCTTTTTTGACCAAAACTATCCACCCACTGGTCTAAAACAAGCCTTCCCTCAACTAAAACTCTTCTACCTTTGTTTAAATACTGGTGTGCAACCTCAGCACTTCTACCAAAGACTTTTACATCAATAAACAAAACTTCTTGCTTATTCTCACCAGTTACATTATCTTTATAAACTCTATTTACTGCAAGGGGAAAATTCCCAGCAGCTACTCCGCTTGGAGTATATCTTAACTCTACATCACGGGTAAGGTTGCCTATTAAGATTACTTTATTGAACATTTTAATCCTCACAATCACAATCAATAAGCCCGAAAGCCATTTTCGCTTCTTCGTAATCGGGCTTATCTACATATTTCCCTTTGTTATAAAATTCATACTCTTTAAGCTCTCCTGCTACATTCTTAAAGCAGGTCCAGCCCTTGTGGTATCTTCCACCACTATAAACAATAACATAACCACCTTCTGGAATGGTGGCAACCAGTTCTGTATGTTCTCCAAGTCTTCCAGCACCTGTTGCCGAAACAATTTTCACCCCCTCGGAAGTCTCTTCAATGTGAGAAGTCCCTCTGTACGAACTTCTCACTTCTTTGTTTATTGTTATTTTTGTTTTATCTTTTTTAGCAGTTAAGATGGGTAAATTTCTTTTGTTATAATAAAGTTCAAGTTTGTTAATAGTTTCATCCCAACTCGGCGCATTTTCGGGATCTTTTTCTTGCGCCTTTTCATATTCTTCAATTATTCTTAATCCACTTCTGCTAAGAAAAATCCTTTTAGTTTCATCAGAGATGTTTTCTCCAACACCTCTTATCTCCACCACTTTTATTTCTCCAAGTTTTTTAATCTCCATATTTTCTCCTATCCTTCTTTTATTTATAGTAAGATTATATAAAATTACTCTTAAAGTATCCTTAAAAAGGGAGACTTTCCTCAAAATTTTCCAAAACCACCTCCGCTTCTGTTTGTTGCGCTTGTGGAGGAAAGATTTCATCTAGGTAGATTTTATCTATCCAAGGCTCCCCAAGTCTATCTTTATCACATACTAGGAGCCTTACATCTTTGCGGGGAATAAGCCTACCCATTTCATCTCTTTTTGGCTTGCCTTTCTCATCTGCTTCATACACGAAGCCTAAGCCTAATACGATGTCAGCATCATATTTCTGGTCCCCGCTTTCCTTTAATATAATCCTGTTTTCTTTAATAGCTTCCTCACTAAGCTGGTTAATAAGAATAATAGTTACCCCTAACTTAATCACTAGCTCGGATAGAGTTTTAGAGATTTTACTTGCAAGTTCTTTATTGTTTGCAGCAGGAGCGGTTATCTTCATTCTACTATCTATAATAAAAAACCTAACCCCTTCTTTGTAAGCAAGGATTTTTATAGTTCTAACTAAGTCTTCTAAATCCGCACTTATATCCTCAGGGATAATGAGGTTGTTTAATTGCTGCTCTGTTACATTAATAGCCATTTTAGAGTAAAGCCTATGCAATATAAGCTCACTCATTTCATAATTAAAGTGAGCTACTTTTTCTTTTCTTGCAATATTTAAAGCTATCCTCATCATTGTAGTAGTTTTACCTGCATAACTTGCCGCTGCAAATTGTATCATTACTCCAACGGGAATGCCTCCCATGTGCTTATCTATTGCCATAATGCCGCTTTGCACTCTCTCGGCTTCTTTTATCTCTTTTTTGAGGAAGTTTTTAAGGGTAAGGAATTTAACACTATCCCCAGCCTCTACTTTCTCTATATAATCAAGCTGGGCTTTTAAGTATAATTTCTTATACTTTAAAATCTCTTCTACATTCTCCTCTGCTTGTGCTTTTTCTAATAACAACCTGTATAAATCTATCTCCAAGGAGAGTTTTTCAATTTCACTCTCCACTCTTTTTAATTTTTCTTTTAACGTTTTAACTTTTTGCTCTAACATAGTCTTCTCCTTAAATTAATGTAATTTTTTGTAACGCAACTTTTTGCTCTAACTTCCTAAGATAATACTCCACACTCTCTAAGCTATCAAGGGGGGTGGTTGCCAAGATTTCTAAAAGCTCCTCTTCATAAAAGCTCCCCTTTGCCTCTTGTATAAACAAATCGCTTAAAATCCAGCAATCATAACATCCCTCCCCCCTTGCTTCTTTTATCTCTTTAAGGGCTTCTCTTATAATTTCTGTTTGTTGCTTTGTGAATAGGTGTTTCTTGCCCTCTAAAAGCTCCTCTAATAGATTTATTTTCTTATCAGCTACCTCAGCACCCTCAAAATCAAAATGATAAATGAGAGTGCTTAAAATAGCTCTCCTAAGGTAATTTAAACTCTTAAACATCTTAACCTCCTAATCCGAAAAAGAAAGTGTTCTCTTCCTCTTTTTCTTTTTGTTGTAAATATTCTAATCTTATAGAGTTAAAGTTATTCTCTAACGCTTTTGGATTTGCTAAAAACTTATAATAAAAGCTATGTTCCTTTGCAAATTCTAAAACTTCTTTTATTTCTTCTAAGGGATAAGACTTGCTAAGAGAAATGATAACATTCTCTAAGGAGAAATTTTGTTTTGGAGAGAGGATAATATTCTTTTCTTTTAAGAAAGACTTAATAAAAAAAATGAGGTTTTGTAGATTTTCTTTTGCCTTAGAAGTTTCTTTTGTTTGTTTACTTTCTTCTTCTCCCTTAGAAATGTTTTTTGCAATTTTTGAATTATTGATATTTTCTTTTTTATTATTTATTTTTTTATTTAATTCTTTTTTATTGTTATCTTTATTATTTAAAGCATCGTATTTATTTCCGTTAATATCAGTTTCTGATATTATCGCATTTTGATATTTACGCTTATTAATATTATTTTTATTAATATAATCTTTATTAATATAATTCGTTTCCTGTGTTGAATAGGGTGTTTCCTGTGTTGAATACCCCCGTTCATTATTTTGAATAGGTGTAAATTCTACGAAACTTTTATGATATAGCTCCGTAAATTTAAAGTAAAGCTTGTTGCCATCTTCTTTGTCTATCCACTTATCCAATAATCCAAAATTCACTAATTTCTTTATTATTTTTGATATACTTCCCTTTGATTTTAATTCTAATAAGGGGTTATCCTCTATTATTTTTTTATAGCTTATCCAATAAAACGTCCCCCTTTCTGTTTCTATTTTTTTCATCTTGCCACTCGCTATAAAGTCTCTTAAATATTCTGCAACCATTGCATCTTTTATTGTTATTTTTTCTTTACTATTAAGGCTATTGTTAAAATCTACAATAGCCCTTGCGTTTATAAGATATGTATATTTCATTTCTGCTCCTCCTCTTTTTCCTTAATATATTCTTCAATCCACTTTCTAATTACTTTGCTCATAGACTTATCTTCTTTGTCTATGAGCTCTTTGAATTTTTCATATGTTTCTGTTCTTAGCCTTAATGTTAGAAATCTCCATTCTCTCATATCTATCCTTTTTTATATAATTTTATCAAAAAAACTTGCTTTTTAAAGGGAAATTTATTATAATTTTATTGTTCCCTTTTTCTCCTTTTTAGAATTCTCCTTTTTCTTGTTTTTTCTTTTATGCTTAAAAAGTGTCTGTTACTTTTTGTAAACAATAAGAGGCAAAAAGAGGAGGGTTATAGATTTTCTTTTATTTGCAAAAACTCTACTTTGCGTCCCGTTACTTTGTCTAGGGCTTTAAAAGCAATCTCTATAAACCCCATTTTCAAAAGTTCATTCACCCTCCCGCTAACTGAGTTAATAGGCAATCCCAGCCCACGCATAATATCCCCTCTACTGCAAGGCTGGTTAGCCTTTATGAATTCTAATATTTGCAAGCGTTGCGAAGAGTTTCTGCCGCTTGCAATGTTTTCAGCGTATGCAAGGATGGAAGTTTCTTTAACCATTTTACCCCTCCTTTTTGTAGAGGATTATAGCGTCTCCATTACGATTTACATCGTAATAGAGACACTCCCCTATTTTTTCTTCTTGAGAATGTCCTGCATAATAATATAACTCGCCATTTTTCTTAAAGAACCCTGCTCTACTAGATAGAGCATAGATTATTTTTAATTTTGTGATTTTATGATTTATTAGTACAGCGTTATAATCGCCTAATACATAAAGGCACTTTTCGCCCCTGAAAATAGGGGCGGTTATATCCCTGCTATAATTTTGATAATCAAGCTCTTTAAAATGAATATTTTTTTCAAAAAGCTTTCTTCTCTCTTCTTTAAGCCTAATCTTTTCTTTTACTACTACATAATTTAAATACCCTTTATTTTCTAGAATATCTTTTACAACCTCAATTTGAAATCTTTCAAACTCTCCTCTTAATTTTTGTAAGAGGAGAGAATTGATTTTTTCAATTATTGATTTAGGTAGGAATTTATTTTGGTAGAAGTAATATCCTATTTCAAATATACTATGATTTCTTTTTACAAAAGGATCAATGAAGGAAGCGTAAAACAAATTAATTGCCTCTTCATCGTTTTTCAATACAATGCAAGAGAATAATTTATAATTATTTTGTAATTTTTCTTCACCTGCGAAGTCGCTATTATAATCGTGGCTTGTAAAATAATCATTCACGAAGCCGCCTTTGAAAAAATCCAAAGTAGCTTCTTTATCCGCCACTTTTTTAAAAGCCTCTAAATAAATTTTTTTAATTGTTTCCATTTTTTCTCCTTAATTTAATTATTTTTCACCCCATCTCCAAACCGCTCTCCACCTATAAAGCCTCCGTAGAGACCTTACAGGTAGGGAGCTATTTTAAAAGCTCCAAAAGCTCCTCTACCTTAATTCCTAAAAACTCCGCCAGCGGTTTTAAATACTGCGTGGGGAGCTTGTTTGTTTTAAGATAATAATTTAAAGTTTGTCTTTTAATTCCTAAGTAGCGAGCCACGCTTGCTTGCGTGACCCCTTTTTGTTTAAGATAATCTTTTAACTGCATTTTGCCCTCCTTTGTTTTCTTTTTGCTTCTTCTGCTCTAAGCCAATATTTTAAAGTCAGCGGGCTTTTATTGCCCGCTAGTTTTATTTCTCTTAAAAATCTACCCCACACCCTGTCTATAAGCTCTTTTGGTGGGGATATTATTAACGGATTGTTAAATCCTAAATTATATTCTATTTTCTCAACCTCATCTGCTTTGTATCCACTCAAAAACAACTCCCATAATTCATCTTCAAGCCATTTATCATCAATCTCCACCTCAACCTCAAACCTTTTTTTGTCAAGGTTGAGGGGAGATGTGATATAGCACATTTCCTTGATGTCTCTTAATCCCTCAGTCATTCCCCCACCTCCTCTGTTTTTTGAGGGGAACTGTTTAGTAGCTCCTCCTCTTTTTTGATTTTTTCTAATTTTTTTAGTAAGACATCTTTTGCTTTATAATAGGCTTCTTCGTTTAACTCATCTACGCTCCCAACTCCAAGCCACTTTAAAAACTTCTTAACATCCGATTTTGTGGCTTGGAGAAGAGATAATATCTCTTCTTTTTCTTTTTTTGCAATACTTTTCTGTCCGTGAGCGTCATTGTCCTCATCGCTCGCAATACCTACTGCGAGCGAGAGGCCGTAACGCCTTAAATAAGTTAATCCACTCCCTATGCTTTGATAATCATTCATCCCCCTGAGCTGGTTGTAGGGGGCGGCAACTTTGCTTTCTATAAATTCATCCTCATAAAAGAGAGTGGTAGTGACCTCTAAAACACCCTCTTTGAAAAAATTTGATGTTTGGATGAAGCTTATTCCGTGCTTAGCAAGCACTCCTCTCACGATTTTCAGCACTTCATCAAGAGGGGCGTATTTATATCCATACCCCTCTTTTGACTTATTTGCATCTCTCAACTCTGCCTGAGCTTTGGCGAGAGCTGAGGTTAGTTTTGAGATATTATTGCTTCTACTCATCTTTTGCCTCCTCTAATTTTTTGTTTACTTTTTTAATTTTTTGTCTTTCATTATCTACAAAATTTTTAATTTCAATTAAAACCTCATCAAACTCATCAAAATTATTTACTTCAACATAAAGCTCTCCTGTATTATAATCATATTTAACATCAGGGAAGCTATTATAATCAATAACACTTCTCACATTATCTATTTTAGGAGCAGTTATAATAAACTCTTCTCTCTCTTCTATAAATTTAACCCCTAACTCTTTTAAAAATTTATTCATTTTAATTTTCAACATCTTACACCTCCTCTTTTGATTTTAGATATAATTCTTTTATAACATCATAAGCCTCTCTTGCTCTCATTTTTTTATTTTTTTAAAGATACATATACATCGCCCAATTTGGCAATGTTACATCATTAATTTTCTTAAAACCGCCCTCCACAAAATCAAATTGTCCCTCTTCCCAAGTGTCGTGCTTTAAGCACCATTTGAATTTGAAGAGGGCTTTTTGCAACAACTCTTCACCCCAATTAACCCACTCGGGTGTATGGCGGAAGTATCCAGCCCCCGAATAATCCAGCTTAGACACTCCCGCAAAAATAAAGTCGGCAACCTGTATGCCGTTCTGATTTAAAACTTCACGATAAACCGCCTCTTGCAACGGATACAAATGATTTGCAGAGGCTTTTGCAAAATCATCAGGGGTCGCTTCTGACCCCATTGTTTTTAAATCTATTACAACATACCCAGCCTTAGTCTTAACTAAAAGGTCGGGTCTGCACTTAACTTCCACTCCGTCAATTTCTCCAAAAAATGACCTTTCAGCTACACCCGCACTCAACCACTCTTTGAATTTTGGGAGTGCAAGGATTTTATCCCTCATACTCTCCACCAACTGCATATCATCAGGGGATAATACAACTTTCCCCTCATTATCAGCAAGGAATTTTTCCCACTCTTCACGCCCCGCTTTTGTGCGTTTATTTACTTGCGGGGCAACTACAAATTCATCGCTAAAACTTTCAGGCTCCAATACAATTTTATGGAGGGCTGAGCCTATATCTAGGCTTTTGCCCTCAATCTTTAACTCCCCGTCCCAAATTTGCTTAAACTTCTTAGCATTCCTCAGGACTTCTTTTAACAAAGAAGCCCCGAGGGCTTTTGAATTATGATATTCTTTATTTGTCATTTACTCTCCTTTTGCTCCTTTTTTTTGATTTTTTCTTTACATTAAAAAGCTCTAAAAGCTCTTTAATGTAAAGAAAAAAGGGAGAGGGGGTTAAAATTTACTTAAAAATTCAATTAAATTTTCTTTCTCTTTTTTTATTTTTTCTATTTCTTCTTCATCTGCGTCCCAGTTGATTGAGTTTTCAAACCACTCCTCAACCTCATTTGTGTTGTCGGTAATATCCTCCCATTCAAACCCACTTGCAATGTATAATACTCCATCATCGGCTTTTATAATATTAACGCAAACAGCGCCATCTCCTTCACCGAAACAATCACCTCCTATAAGGAGGTCTTCAAATTTATTGAAGAACTCTTCATATCCTATTTCTTTGAATTCTTTTATAAGCTCTTGTTTATTCATCTTTGCTCCTTTTTCTTGTTTTTCTTGTTTTTTTTGTTTTTCTTGATGTAATTGTATAACATTCTTTTACATTTGTCAAGGGATTTTAGACAAAATAGAGAGAAATTTTAGAAAATTTCTAAATTTGATATACTTCTTAAAAAAGGAGACACAATGAGCTTTGATTTAGCGTTTGAAGTTTTAGAACTTGCTGAGGGGGGATATGCTGATAATCCCTTAGACGAAGGTAAAGAGACATATAAAGGAATAAGCAGGAGGTGGCATCCTACTTGGGAGGGGTGGTATATAATTGATAGCGTGAAAAATTACATAGGATACGACGGAACTGATGAGGCAAAGAGAGAGCTAAATGAGCAGTTGGAGGGGAATTATGCACTGCAACAACTAGTAAGAGAGTTTTACAAAAAAAACTATTGGGATAAGTTTAACGGAGACAACTTGCCGTTTGAGATTGGAGCAAAACTTTTGGAGCAAAGCGTTTTGCTTGGAACGGGCGGAAAAGGGGCTTTGCATTTACAAAAGGCAATTAACCTAGAAAAACAAAGGATAGGAGATTACAATTACATAAAAGAGGATGGGGTTATTGGTAAAGGCACACTTGGCGAGCTTAACAAACTAAATAAAAACTTTATCTTAAAGTGGCTTACACTTATACAGGAGAGCGAATTGTTGCAGGAGATTTTTGATAAACCACAAAAAATAATTTTTTATCAAGGGTGGAAAAATAGAATTAATAAAAGCCTTAAAAAGATAGCGGAAATTCAAGGGGATAGGTTAAGTTAAAGTGGTTGGCACTAAAAATAGAGAGAGTCTCTTTTCTTGTCTTTTCTTTACATTAAAAAACTCCGTAAAGCTCTTTAATGTAGAGAAAGGAGGGCTTTTAACCCTCATCTACCTTAAAGAGGTAAAGTAAGATGGGGTTAGGCCATGGTCCTTCTTCCTCTGATAAGAAGAAGAATTTCCCCCCTTTCTTTACTAATTTAATATCTTTTCTTGCAAAATATTTATTCAATAAGTTGTGTAAAATTTTAATATCTTTTTCATTTAAGTTGCATTCATATTCTATTAAAGACTCGTCCCAATGCTCATAAATCTTGTATTTTTTATTTTTTTTAAGCCTAAAAGATGTGATGTTTTTTCTTAAAAGCTCTTGAATGAGCTTTATTTCATTTTCAACAAGACTAATACTTTCTGAAATCATTCCTCTCTGATTATCGTTGTAATCAATATTCCTTTTACAATGTCTGCATTCATCAGTATATGCACCAAACACCTCTTCACACTCCTCATAAGTGTAAAGAGGGTCATACATTTCATATTCCTCTTCAAGATATTTAAGGGTTTCTTTACACTCTTGAATTCTTTTTCTTAATGAATTCTTTGTTACAACCACTTCTTCTTTTTCTTCTTTTTTTAAAGGTATTTCTATTTTATAATCATCTAAAATTTTTCTTAACAAATTTTTTGTTAAAATGTCCATTTCATCTCCTTTTTTTGTTTTTTGATTTTTTTAGCCCATCGGCTTACATAACTTGACAGGACGTCAAGTTATGTAAACAGACGGGGAGGGGAGCTGTTATTCCTCTATTTCTTCCACAATCACTTCCCCCGTTTCTGGGTCTGTGATTTTTAGGGGGATAAATTTTCCCCCTGTTTCTTCAACAACATCATCAGCGTCATCAGCTTTTGCCTCCTCTACCAATTCCTCCTCCGTCCATCTTCCATACCTCCACGAATAGTCGTGGAGGTCGTCCCTATTTTCAAACCAAGCACCGCCTTCATTCCAAAGGCGGTTGATGGTTCTTTCTATATCAAATTCTGTTTCCTCTTCATTTACCTCGCAATACCCTAATACTTCCAAGCTATTCCAAGTTTTCCCAATAATTGTAATTACTTCCATTTCATCTCCTTTTTGTTTTTTTTCTACATTAAAAGACTTCGTAAAAGTCCTTTAATGTAGAAAAGAAAAGGGAGGCTACACAAATAATATTTTCCCTTTATGGGAGTGAAGTAGTACTGGTTCTTCACTCCCTCTTATTAAAGCAACAAAATCATCAATCTCCCTCTCTAAAAACTCTCTGTCCTCTTCATCTTCAAAAGACGAAGAGCAAGGGTTTATATATACAGTCGCCCACACCCCTGCCTCTTTTACTTTTTTACCTCCTCTCCACGCAACTAAGAAGCCATTAATTTCCCAGCTTCTTTTAGCTTGACAACAACCTGCATTGTAGTCATACTCAATTATACCAACGAGTGCCTGTCTTAAAAGCACTCTGATGTACGGAGAATTCTTTCTCCATACTTTTAATGTACCGTCTCCCCAAAAATTTTTTGCTTTTTCCATTTTCGCTCCTTTTTTTTATTTTTTTTGTTTTTCTTGATGTAATTGTATAACATTCTTTTACATTTGTCAAGGGATTTTAGACAAAATAGAGAGAAATTTTAGAATTTTAAGCAAAAAAACATTAAACATAGGAAAAATGGGGATTGAAAAGAGAAGTAATTGGTGGGCGGGGTAGGACTTGAACCTACGACCAATCAGTTATGAGCCGACTGCTCTAACCAGCTGAGCTACCCGCCCTTGTGGTTAGAGGATAAAAATTATACCATAATTTATTGTTTCTTTGTTAAAACCTCATCCTTAATCTTACTTCCAAGACTGCTCCCGTAATAGAAACCTATAATCCCTGCAATTATCGTCCCTAAAAGGAAACCTAAAATTGTATCTGCAAACCTTACGCTTTGCTGAGGTATTTGCATAGTTGTTACGATAAAGATATATGCAATTGCCGCTAAGCTCCACATAAGAGCGAATAAATTAACAAAATTCTTTGCAAACCAGCTCTCCTGTTTAAGCGCTACTTTTTGCATTTCTCTTGCACTTGCTCTATCTTGCAACATTAACTCCAAAAATGCTCTCTCCCTCTCTTGAAATTGCTTTAATCTTGCAATATCTGCGGGAGTGAGTGTTTGTTTTGTGTTTAAATCTATCCCTGTTTTTTCTTTTATAAGCTCAACTGCTTTATCTTTTCCTGCCTCTATAAAACTTTCTATTAATTCCAAACCTGCACTTGCAAGTATTCCGAATAAAGGTATCATTTTTGCTCCTTATTTCATTTTAAGTTTAGTTTTTTAAAATTAAGTCTTCATTATAGATATAATCTTTATATCCTATTTCATCGTTTTCAACCGATACTTCAAGTTTGTAGTTTCCGGGTTTTAATTCTTCAAGTTCTCCTGATTTTATTCTTAATTCAAAGGTTGTATTATCATCACTTCTATCAAGTTCAGCCGTTTTAACAACTCTTTTTTCTATATCTTTTATAGAATAAAATGCTCTATATTCAGGCTCAATTATGCCATCTATATATTCAAAGTCTATAAAAATACTTTCATCTAGGTATTTAATCATTAAAGGTCCTTATTTTAAATTTAAGTCTTATTAAATTAATGTCAAATTTTGTTTTTACTACATTTGCATTAAATACAACTTTAAAAGGCTTAACGTTAAAAATCTGCTTAACGCCTTTGATTTCTTTTATCGTAATCTCGCCGCCGTCTTCCACGATTATTGAATTGTCCTCTCCATATCCAAGCGTAACGATATTACTCAACTCTCTCCCTTTTCATAATACTTCTCTCAGTAGGTCTGCCTTTTTTATCAAAAAGCGCAAATTTTGCAATTTGATTATTGTTTTTATCTTTAAAAATGAGGTGATTATCTACAATTTCCCAGTTCCCAAGTTCTACATCTAAAAGAGTTTGAAGCTTCTCATCTATTTCTTCAATTTTTGTTTTTAATTCTTCAACAGCCACAATTTGCTCCTGTAAAAGTTTTATCTGTTTTTCAAGCTCATCTACAACTTGCTTAATCGTCATCCCGCTATCTGATAAAAAAGGCATTGGAGATTAGCCTCCGATTGTAGTTTCGCCGTCTTCTACGGTTGGAATATTTAGACTTATAAACTCTTTGTTTCCTATAATAGCAATACTTGCTTCAAATGCTTTTGGATAATTCCCATCATCGTCTTTTGTAGCTCCCTCTATATAATAAGGACTTGTCTCTACAAAATTTCTTCTATCAAAAGCATGCAGTTTAAATGTCTTTTCATTAACTTTTTCAACTGCAAGCACTGCTGGATTTACACTTCCATCTGCAAGCATAGCCGCAGGAGTTGCAACAACTTCATAATCATCAATGCTTGAAAAGCCAAGCTCCGCTATATCAACCTCAACAATTCCGCTATCACTATTTATAGTAACTCTTTTTCTTACAATTAGGTTGATTGTGTTTAGGATGTCTGCGATTTTGTCAATTGCTCCGACTAAATCAAGCTCGGTGCCTGCTTTGTCAATTATGTCTTTTAATTTTTGAATTTTTTCCGCAATATCGTCATCATTACTTGTTAATGCGTCAATTTTGTCCTTCAAATCATTAATGTAATTCTGAACATCATCTACTTCTTTATTGTAATTCGCAATAAAATCTTGAAGTGTTTGATAGATTGAAGGTTTTGTGATGCTAAATTTATTTCCGCTTAAATCAGCAGGATAATTAGCCATTTTAACTCCTTATTATTAGATAATTCACCCTTACGGGTTTATCTTTGCAATTTAGTCTTTGTTTTTCTTCTACGAAAGCAGTGCTATCATATAGCGCTATATCAAAGCCTGTATCTGTCTGATTTTCTATTCTAACTTCTGCGACCAAACTATCTTCAACATTTGCAAATATCTTTGCATCTTTTACATCTGCTTCAATATGTTTAATCCCATCTTCGCTATCAACTATTACTTCATTGCTTTCACCTATTAAAAAAGGTGATGTAAAAATTACGCCTTTTATAATTTCACCATTTTCACAAACATAGCTGTTTTCAATTGCCCTATTCTGAGTCGCAACATCACTGAATACTTTCCAACTTCTATTGCTTCTACTATCGTAAAGGTCTGCGTAATATTCAACTTCTTTATTTTTCTCTTGTCTTCTATTTACCCAGTTTTTTGTCCATCTGATAGCATCGTCTTGTGTGATAGTAGAGTTCCCTCTAACTATTACATCAAGTCTATATAATTTAGCCATTTTTTATCTTTAAAAGAGGAAGATTAAAGGGTTGCCCCGTCTCCCTCTTCTGCGTTAAATCCAAAAATATCTTCTACTTCTTTTACAATTGCTTCACAATTTACATTTACAAGTGTTTCTATATCACTTTTTGTGAAGTAATTAGTAGTAAGCTCTGCTTTTACGCCTGCAACATCGTCTTCAACTTTGCTAACTCTAATTTCAAGAGCTTTTACTCTCTCAACTACATCGTTAATTGCTTTGTTAAGCGCTTCTTCAACGCTTTTAATGTTTTCAGCATTTGTTGCTACATCTTTTGCTACTGCGTCAATGTTAGATTGTAAAACTGCGAATTTTGAAAGAATTTCCTCAGGAGTAATTTCTCCGTTTTCATTAACATCAAAAACTTTCGCAAAAGAGTCAGCATACGCTTTTATCTTTTCAAGTTCTTCACCAAGCCCTTCAATTTTACTTAACTCATCTACAATAGATTGTTTAAGCTCATCTTTTGCTACGCTAATTTGTGCGTCTGTGTAGCGTTTTGAAGCATTTGCAACGCTTTTTGCTACACAAACTAGCCTTTCTTGCAATAATGCTTGTAATTCTTCTTTTGTCATTTAAACTCCTTTGATTTTTTTTAGTGGTAGTAACCACTTCAAAAAGCTCTAAAAGCTTTTTAAAGTAAGTTACTACTTACTTAATAAATTGTCCTTTAATTATTGCAACAATTACTACGCTTATAATCAATGTTCCAGCCCACCAAAAAACTTTTGCATGTTTTTCTTGTTGTTTTTTTAAGAATTCAATATCTTTTTCAAGTGCGGGGCAGATGCTATTCCGTTCGTTTAATATTTTTTCAATATTCATTTTATTTTCTGTTATTTTTCTTTCACATATTCTTTGTTGCTCATCTATTCTAGAATGTAATCTTTTTATTGCTTCTGTATATTTATTATCAAGGTTTGATACTCTTTCTAAAATAATTTCCTGCTTTGAGATGCTTTCACTTATTTTTGATAACTGCTTGTTTTGTATTTTGTTTTGCTCTACTAACTCATCAAGAGTTTTTTTAATATAATGTATTTCAAGTTCTTGCCTTTCAACTTTCTTTGTTATCTCTTGCATAATCTGCCCTTTAAATTAGATTTCCTTTTATTTTTAAATATTAAGAAATTGCAGGATTACATTTTGGAAAAATTCAAAAAGAAAGGTTTTTTAGTTTAGTTATCTGCGTATCTTGCTTTTTTATTTTAATAATTTTCTTATTTTTATTTGTTTTCTGTGATTTTCTTATTTGTTTTTCAATCAACCTATTAAGTTCTTTAATCATATCGCACCGCCTTTATTTTTGTTTTTATTACTCCATCTTTGAAATAATGCGTTATTTTTTTAATGATAAATCTTGTTTTTGCAAGGTCCTTTGGTATTCTATAAGTCGGGGCATAAACTTCTATAATATCGTTAATCTTTAAAGGCGCAAAATAAGTGCTAAACTCTACTTCTTGCTTATCATACCCACTTTCTAAAAATTCGCTTGTCGCCCTTAATGTAGCAGTATTTTCGTCTGTAATAAGGCTATCTTTTATCTCTTTGCTTTCTCCTTCTCTCTCAATCTCAAAAACCCCGCTGTATAAAGGGGTTTTGTTTTCTTGTATTTGTTGTGATTTTATTAGCATTTTAAGCCTTTTATTTATATTTTAATTCATTAAAAACAATCCACTTAATAATGTTATTTTCTACATAAAAATAAAAGAAATATTCATTTTTTTCACTATCAATCAATCTTCCACTTGGAAGTGCATCAGATACCATTTCTTCTTTTGTTTCACAATTTTTACAATATTGTTTTTTTTGTTTAAACTTTTCTAATAAAAAGTTGAATTTTCTATCAAAAGTTTCTTCATCGTTTTCATCTCTATTACAACCATACTCTTTTAGAGGGTTAGAATGGTCTATTATGCCTTTGCCGATAATACACTCTTCATATCCACTATAATTATAACTTTGGGAATAATATTTTAGACCTTCTAAGAACTCTTCCAATGTCATTTCTATATTGAGGATTTTTAATTCTTCCCAGCATTCCCAGCCTCCTTCGTAAAGATAAACTAAACCTTCTTCTTTATCAGTAAAACATTTACTGCAATTATTAATACATTTTTCCATTAGATAACCTCCTTTTATTATTTTTTTACAAAGACTAGCAGTGCTAAAACATCCACTGCTTGCACCTATTACATACTTTCCATCAATTACTTTCATAACCTCACCATTTGCCTTTCTAATCTCCGTTACCTTTCCCATTATTGCACCTCATCCATATAAATTTGTTTTTTATTTATATACCAATCGAGATAAAGCGGTTCTTGTTCTTTCATTTCAAACTTATAAGTATTGTATTCGTTTATGTCAAATTCTAGCTCACCAAATGCGTTACTTTCATATGTTCCTATTACTGCAAAAACATCGCCGTCTTTTCTTGATATTGTTATACTTTTATTTATTGCATCACCATAATCAATTCCCCAATCTTTCATAAGATTAAGAGTAAATTTGTAAGGGATAGGATAATACCCATTAAGTTCTATTTTGTGTTCATAGTTGATAACTTGGTTAAAATGGGAAATATGAAAATTAACTGATTTTGGATACTTTGAATGTTTTATCGTTCCGTATAGGACTTTTGTTTTGTAGGTTATTTTAAGTTCTCCTTTTTCAACTTTATCAAACGCTAACAAATTGTAACCTTTCTCAAAGACATAGTTTTCAACTCCTTCAAGCGCTATAATTTCCTCAATACCACCTGTGAGTTCTACATATTCATCATTATTTAATTCAAATTTTTCAATTAAAATCCTTTCTCCTTCTTTGCAAGCAATATTGCAATTAGGTTTTTGTATAGTAGGGGAATAATAAATTATAAAAAAAGCATTTATGGGATTGATTTTGTATGTATTTCCTGCATCATCTGTAAATATAAGCACCTCATCAGGGGAGCAACATTGAGGAGAAGGATTAATATCAAGTGCAATTGTAGGCTCTGCCACTAAATCTTTTGTATCTGTGCAGTTTATGAAAAGTTTATTTATTTTTTTCTTGTCTTTATTTGTGGAGGTAGAGAATTCAATTATATCACTAAGTTCGCTAAATTTTTTTATTGCAACATCATCCTCTTTTATCCTTTTTTTATCTTCAAAATACAAAACACCTCTGTAAAAATAATAATCAAACCCAGTAATCTTACTTAAATCTTCAATTGCCTCTTCAATAGCTTTATCTTTTATTTCATAATCAAAAAGTAAAGGAATGTCGGTTAAATTTTCGTAATTGACACTCACATCAGGTAGTAATTTAGAAATTAAGTCTTTTACTGAGTTTGTTTGTATTGTTTTGTTTAAATTGCCAGTATATTTATAGGTATATTTTATTGTTTTGCTTTTGCAGTAAATTTTTATATTGTTGTCTTTTAGATAATCAACATTATCAATTGTAAACTTCTCAGTCACTTCATCCTCATCATTTACTTTATATTTGATTTCTATTCTTTCTATTAAATCCCCTATAATTGTAGGGGCAATGTATAAATCATTTACAATAAAAGTCAAAGAGTTGTAAATTTTGTGGTTTTCTATATCAAATATTCCTTCTTGAATAGATACTATCTTATCGTCAATTTTCTTTTTCTGCCCTAAATGGTTTATAAAATATACACTTAAATATACTTCCATTTTTACTCCTCAAAATTTTTAAAGATTATCCGAATAGGAGGGGTTTTTAAATCGTAAGCAATTCTTTCAAATATGTAATTTGTAATATTTTTAAAAGGTTTGATTTTGTATTTAATATTGTTATTAATATCTTTAAAAAATCTGATTTTGTATTTGCTTTTATTAGGTATATTTTTTATTGGTAAAATCTTGTATTTTATGTCGTTTTTTGTTTGTTTGAAGTTTTTTATTTCATTTCTTAATGCACATGAGCGGATGTCTTCTTTTGTTATTGTCAAATTTTTAATAAATCCTGCGTCATTTCCAGCAGACATAATTCCATCTTTTATATACTCAAATTTTATCTCTGTTGTTGTAGGAGCATCAAAAGTTTTTGTATAATTTGCATAATCCGTATTGCCGGATATATGTATAACCCTCTCTCCGTTTAAATATACATTTAAAAAATCATAATTTTGCTCGGAGCTAACTCTATAATCAAAACTTACTTTTAAAACTTGCTTAAAAGTTTTATATATGCAAGCTACTTGCCCATCATTAATGTCCTCATTTGTAAATTCCCCATTTTCGTTTTTAATAAATCCATATTCGCATCTGTTCCAATCAGAAATATCAGTTATTAACTCATCTATTACAACAATTTCCTTATAATTTTTAAAATTTTCTTCTATAACCTCCTCTACGCTTAAATTTGCATTATCATAATCTTTTATCTGATTTTGTAGGGAAATGTTTATATTGTTACTCATGCCCTCACTTTAAGTCATACCAGATATTTAAAACAAACTCATTTGCAGGGTCTTCCATCGCTTCTGTAAAAGGTTGCACCACTTCTTTAACCCAAAATCCTTTGTATTCATCTTTGTTTAAAGCATCCCAAAAAATAGTGCTACTTGCCTTTAAATTACTTACATCATCTTCACTAACCGTTTTAAAAGTAATTTCTGAACCATTTACACTTTCAACTTCCCAAGTTACCAATTTTGTATTGTCTTCTTTATAAAAAGTTACTTTATCGCCTGCTTTTACAAATTCGCTAACATCCCTATCTGCCGTAACTTTCTTATTGTCTTTATCATAGTTAGTTACTAAAAAGCCTCCATATAGCCTTAAATTATCTTTATCTAAATCACTTTCAAGTTCAGTATTGCTCCCTGCCTCAAAAAGATAAACTTCCTCAGTAGGTGAGGTAGTAAAAGAAGCAATATCAAGTCCAAGCGTTAAAACATCCACTGTTGCTTTTACAAAAAACTTAAAATATCTCTCACCTCCAATTTCAGCAGTGTAAGGTCTTACAGGTAAAAGCAGATTATTTAAAACTCCGCTCTCAATTGGTGCATCCGTATCAATGTCATCTCCGTTATTAGAAGGGTCAAATTCGTCTATTTTTAAACTCTTATAAAATTCTAAATCCGCCATTTTTAGCCTTTTTTGTTTATTTTAACTTTTATAGTTTTTGTTTTTTTCCAAAATCTAGGCATAAGCCATCTTTATTGTTACCTTATACCATTCGCTCCCCTCATATAACATCTCCGCCTTTATAACTTCGTTTTCTTCAAGTCTAAATCTTGCTTTAATTGTGCTATTGTCTGTTGTTGTTAAGTTAATCGTTAAACCTAATTCATTTGCTAAGACAACTATTTTTTTTAAGGTTTCAAGCCTAAGCCACCCGTTTTCCATGCTGTCTAATGTTATATTGTTTGCATTATCCCGTCTAATGCTTTCATAAACTATCTTAGACCCGCCAAGCGTATTGAAACTAACCGCTTTAACATTCTTAACCTCAAAACTTTCAAGCATATAAAGAGGATTATCAAGCTCAATACCGCCTATTTTCTTTATTCTAACCATTACATCATCCTTTTAAAATAACTTGCAAGCTGTTTTGCCGTCATTTCGTCACTTTGCATTTCAAAATTCGCTCCGTCAGGGAATTTAAAGTTCACATTTACCGTATCGCCGCTTGTATTGTTTGCACTTGGCAAATTCCCTACATATCCGCCCGTTGCGAATTTAGGAAGTTTAAAGCTGTTTAACTTTTCAAATAAATCCGCTCCAAACATACTAACCGCTTCTTTTCTTATAACAAACTCCCCGTCTTCCAAAAGTGCTAAATTCCTATCGCCCCCGCCGTATCCCGGAAGCTTACCGCCGTTCGCAAGTTTAATAAGACCTCCCGTTGCGAATTTAGGAAGTTTATCTTTTAAGATGTCTTGCATTAAGATATTAAGATTATCTTCACTTAATGTTGCTGCTTGTTTGTTGTATCTTAGAAGGTTTGCAAATCTGTATTGCAATAAATCATCTCTAATGCCATATTTAGATAAAAAACTATATGCAAGCTCATTATAATCAACAGGTCTATAAAAATAATTATCCACAATTGAAAATCCAGCCTGCAAATACCTTGGTTTGTTGTTTATAGTCCGTTTTGCAAGCCTTTGAAAATCAATTTTTATTTCTTCTTTACTAGGGATATTTAAGGTCATCAACCTATTGTAAAATCTTTTAAGCTTGTCTAAATCTAAAATGTAATCAAAATCAGGTGGCAGTATTTTGTTTTCATCTATACCGATTTGCGATATTCTCTTTTTTATCATCTCTTTGTATTTATCCACCTGCGCTAAATAGTCGTCAATTTTTTGCACTAAATTATTTACAGTCTCGTCTAATTTTTTAACGCTCTCTTCATCAGCTTTTAGTTTTCTTTGCAGAGTTTCTAATTTGTTTTTATGTTCCTTATATCCTACCTCATCTAATGTCTTACCTCTTATGCTTGCTTTATAATCTGTAATAGCTTTTTGGTCGTTTTCGTATTTATTTTTTACTTCTTTTACTTTTTGTATTGTGTTTTCAATTTCTTTTTTCTCAGGTCTGTTTGTACCTCTAAAATGTTTTAAGAGTTCTTTTAATGTGTTTAGATAATTATCTAGTTTTTCTAGAATATCATCATTTCCATATCTATTGCTATCTGACATGGTAGATAACTGCGTAATAAGTTTTTGAGGCTTTCCTATTTCAACTAGTCCGCCCGTTGCAAACTTAGGGAGTAGCTTATTGTTTAGTCTATATAAAAAGTCTTCTCCGTAATGTTTAACGGCGTCTCTTTTTACTACAAACTCTCCTCTTGTAAGTAAAGCAGGGACATCATCAGAGTTTAGTGGGTCGTCTCCTGGAATTTTACCTTGCACTTTTCTAAATCCCGCAATACCTCCGGCAGCGTGGGTTTCAACCGTTTTGATGTAATGTATAGTCGTTATAGTTTTTGGAATTTGACTGAGTTTATTTAAAGCCTGTGAAATATCGCTTTTTACTTTTACGGTAGGTTTTAGATTTTTAGCTTTTAAATTGACTTTGTTTAATTTTTTCTCAGGTTCTTTTGTATCAGCGTAGAACTTAATAACTTCTTTTTTGCCGGTAATCTTATCTTTTATCTCCATAACTGCCGCTAAAACGGGCTTTGTGTCTGCTTTTAGTTTAATCTCACTTTTTGTATTGTTTATCTTTTTATTAACTTTATCAACTTCTTTTTTAACTTCGCTCGTGTCAGCAGTTACCTTTTTAGGCTCTTTTATCTTTTCATCAAGGTCTTTTATTTGATTGTCTAAATTCTTAATTGCTTCTAACGCCGCACTTGTATCAATATTTACCTTTTTACCTGTAATTGCTTCAAGGAGTTGTTTTTCAAGGTTAAGTCTTTGCATTTCAAGGTTTAGCTGAGCTTTTGTTGCTTGAAGCTCTGCTTTAAGGTTTTGTATTTTAGCCCGTGCCGCCGCCTCTTCCTGTGCTTTTTCCTTTGCGTAATATTCGTTTGTGAGGTTTTCAAGTTCTTTAAGTCCCTCAATTGCTACTGCGTTTGCCTGTTTTTTGCTAACTATTGCCTTGCCGTTTTCTTTTATTTCAGTGTTTGCAAGAGAAGTCATTAAACTTTCATATTGCGACATATATCTTTTAGCTTGCGCTAAATCACCTCTTCTCAATGCTTCTTTTGCTTTTGCAAGCCTTATTTCTGCTTGTTTTTGTTTGTCTATGTATTGCTCATAGGAAGATGCAGTTGATATTTTGAGGTTGTGTATTTTGTTTTCTATGTCTTCAATTGCATTAAGTCTTTCAGTTTCAAGTTGTTTAAGCCTCGCATTAAGGCGTGTCTGTATGCTTGCAATTTTATCGGCAAGGTCTTTTTCTTTATTTTTTAGTTTTTCTATTGTATTTTCATGCTCTTGAATTCTTTTTGTATAGGCGTCTTTAAATTCTCTTATTTCTTTTAAATTGTAATATTCAATTATTTTTGCTTTTGCCTTTTCAAAGTGTTCCGTCTCACCTAATAGCTCCCTTGCTTTTTCTATTTCTTCGTTTTTTAGCTCTAAGATACTTTTTGTTGTAGTTTGCTCTTTTTGGAGTCTCTTATCTAAACTTTTTAGATACTTCTCCTGCTCTTTTGTAAGTTTTTCTACTGATTTTTTGGCATTTTCAGCACTTTTTGCTGTTTTTTCGTAAGGTTTTAGGGTTGATAGTCTTTTAAGTGCAATTTGCAGAGTCTTATTCTGCTCTTCAAGTGCGGCAATCATATTTTTGTATTCAGCACTTCCGTCACTCGCCTCTTTTAGCTGCTGAATTCTTTTTTTGTTTGTTTTGATTAAGTCTTCTGTCTCTTTTTTTAGTTTTTCTATTTCTTCTCGTGTAAGTTTAAAAGTTTTACGCCCGTTTTCGTCTATTTTCATAGAGTTTTTGAGAGTTTGCATTATTTCATCAAAGCTTTTCGTGCTTGCTTTTAACTTATTTGTATTCTCGTCAAGCTCTTTTATTCTCTCTTCCCATTTGTCAAATGCATAGTTTAAGCCTTCAATTGCAAGTGTTAAGGCTATTACTGCAATGTTTGCTTTCCCTAATTTCATAAGTGCACCAGTAAGCATTGTTACGGCTTGTTTTAGCTTTTTAATAGATAAGGTAGTCTTTGTTATTTCTATTGCCGCTTTTGCTCCCAAAACCCCTTCTATAATTGCTCTTACTTTTGAAAGTGCAATAAAAGTTGCCGTAAGTTCTACTATTGTATTAATAAGAGTTTTATTCTCACTATAAAATTTTTCGGTAGTGCCTATTGCTTCTGTAAGCCATTTCACAAAATCAGTCAAAGCAGGCAATAATTCATTTCCTATCGTAATTATAAGCCCCTGAAACGCACTTTCAAGCTCTTTCATATGCCCATTAAATGTATCAGTCATTTGTTTGACTTTTTCTTCCGTAACGCCCATACTTTTAGCTATTTTAGAATAAAGCTCATCGTAAGAATTTCCAACGCTATCAATCAAAGTAATTGCCGTTTTCATAGTTTCAAGACCAAATATGTCCCGCATATACTTTGCTTTCATCTCCTGAGACATATTCGCCATTTTGTCTTTAAATTGTTTTAATACTTCTGTAAGCCCTACAAACTTTCCGTTTGCATCATAAATTTTTATCCCAAGTTCATCAATTGCGTCTTTTGCGGCACCTGTTGGAGATGCAAGTCTTACTAACATTGTTGAGAGTCCCGTTCCTGCCATTGTTGCTTTTATCCCACTATTGCTTAATACTCCAATAGCAGTTGCAGTTTCTTCTAAGCTTACCCCAAGTGCCCTTGCCTGAGGAGCTACGTATTTCATAGCCTCACCCATTTCGGGAATGTTTGTATTTGCATTTGTAATTGTTGCGGTCATAACATCAACCACTCTTTTTGTCTCTTCCGCTTTTAGATTAAATCCGCTAAGTATATTACTCGCAATATCGCTTGCTCTTCCTAAATCAATCTGACCTACCGCCGCAAGGTTTAAAACATCCCCTATTGAAGCCATAATATCCTTAGTCTTATACCCTGCCATTGCGAGGTAATTCATTCCCTCAGCAACTTCTGAGGCACTAAACATCGTGGTTTTTCCAAGCTCTTCGGCTTTTTGTTTAAGTTTTTCTAGATTTTCTTTGCTAGCTCCGCTTATTGCCCCAAGTTTTGCAATAGACTGTTCAAAATCAGCCACTATATTAATAGCGCTCCTTGCCGCCTGAAACCCCATATAGGCACCCACAACCTTTTTAATGCTTCCCGCAAGAGAGGCTAATTGCGCCTCTTGTCTTTTTAAATCAATATTGCCCTTTTTAACATTATCACTAAATCTTTTTATTTCATTTTCAAGTTTTTTGATGTCTTCAATTGCTTGTTTTGTGTTCGCTAATATTTCAATCTGTAATTTTTTATCCATTTCCACTCCTAAATAGAGAAATTTTCAACCTCATCCAAATTTACTTCTTCTTTTACCTTCACAAATTCTTTAAAGTCGCTATCTTTTGCAAATCTTGCTATTCTGTTAGCAATAGCAATATTTCTAATCATTTCTTCTTTTTCTTCATAGATTTGCTCTATTGCTAAAAGAAAAGCACCTAAACCATATTCCTCAGGATTTTTATGATTATGAGAGATAAGAAGGAAGAGAAGTTTTAAAATTTTTTTTTATCTGTTTTGCCTCCTCCCTTCTCGTCAAAGTGTTTTGCGTTTAATTCAAAAAAAGCCTCTTCAATAACTTTTGCAGCCTCTATTGTCGCATTTTCTAAATCCTCAAATGAGAGGTTTGAATTATCGGCAATAAGCTCGTAATTGTGCTTATATTCGCCGTTTGCAAGTTTAAGTAAAGACTTTACGTTTATTTCGTAAAGCTCTACCTCTTTATCCTCAAATTTGAGGACCTTTTTTTCTCTAAAAAATTTCATTTATTTCCTTTTACGCTAAAACTTCTTTAACTAGAAATTGTTGCCCCTCAGGTCTTGTAGTGTCTTTTAGTACCTTTCCTTTTAAGGTAATTTTTTGAATGTCCTCAGCACTTTTAAGCGTAAAATCTCCGTCAAGTGAGAGGTTTGCTCTAAATATTTCAGTCTTAGACGGCTTTCCGTGAAGCGGTTTTGAAATAAATCTAAGTGCAACTTCCTGAGATGTTTTGTTAAGCGATGTAAATGTTCCAATTGTAACCGCATCGCAGTCAAACGTTACTTTTGCATCTTTGCCGACTAAAACTCCGTCTTTTGCAATTTCAACCATTCCAAACTCATAATCAACGCTATAATCAACGCCTTCTTCTGCCGCTACGTCTTCGCTTCCGTTGTTGTAAGTAACCGTAACGTTTTTAACCTTTCTTTTTCCAAGCTCATAAACAGCACCTGCCGCAGCGCCTGTAATATCTACCTCTAAACCTGTCGCACTTGTTTGCTTAACTTCGTTGTATTCCCCGCTAAACGCAAGTGCTAAGGTTGTAGGATTTAAATCAGCCGTTTGAATGCTAATTTCTGCACTTACTGCTTTTGTAACTTCTAAGTCGGTTGTAAGAATAGCACCCTCAGAGTTTTTATGCTCAACTTTCTCAACGTTAAAACTCACACTTGCACTCTCAGTCTGCCCGAAATATCTAAAATTTTCTTCACCTTTTATTTTTATGTAAAGCTCTCCACCACCAATATAATAATTATCCGCAAAATTTCTGTTAACTGCCATTATTTACTCCTTACTTAGTTACGATTTTTACAAATCTCTGTTGTTTTGTTTGGAATTTTTTCTCCCAGTTAGTCTCTTTTGCTAAATCCGCTAATGTAGGACTCATTCCTGATTTTTTCCAGCTCCAACCTATCGGGTGCAATACAAAACCTTGTCTTGAAATAACAGTTGTATCCCCGCTTCCTTTTCCTGTTAAAGGATTTCTGTGAAGTTCAATTAAAGGCATATCTCCACCAAGCTCTTTTTGAGCGAATGCAAAAATACCCCTTTGAGCGATAATTGTCGTATAGTGTTTATTTCCATCTTTATCTTCTTCAACTGGCATTAAATCATTTACTACGATTTTATAATTCCCGTACATTTCAATTGGTTTTGCTCCCTCTTCACTTGGAGGAATAACATCTATTAGATTTTGTTTTTTCAAATCCGCATAGATTTTTGAATGTACAAACATCTCTTCAAATTTATCCTGATGGTCGCCAAGCAGACTCGCTCCATCAATTATCACACTTGCGTCAATTCCTTTATCTCCTGCATCAAGTGTTAAATCACTTCCTGCTTTTTTAGAAATACCGACTAAAATGTTAATCATCCTTCTTTGCAAATCTCTCCCCCAGTAATTCCCAATAACGTCTCTTATAACTCTTGCTGGGTCGCTATCTCTTGCTAAAAGCGCCGCAAGGTGCGAATATTTATAAGCTTTTGAATAAAGTCCAAGCACTGCAAACATATTACTCCAAGTAAGTTTATTCGTGGTAATTTCATCATCGCTATCATCCATCGCCTCAGGTTCTGTATAGTCAGGCTCGTCTATATAAGGCATTTCAAACCTGCTGCCTGCATTTGCAGCATTTACTACGCTTTGTAAATCAGGACTTGTAATAATTAAAGGCGAATTTAGTATGTTTTTAAGTTCTGGTGCCTCATTTAGGACATCATTCGTCCATAAAGTCGCTTGAAACAAATCTTGTAATTTAATTTTAGCCATTATTTACTCCTTATTTTAGTTTTTTTAATAATTGTGCTGTTAAGGTGTTTTCTTTAAATCCCGCACCTTTATTAGCTCCTGCACTACTTCCCCCATTTCCTTTTGCTTTTAAAAGGTGCGGCTTGTTTTCAAAAAACTCCTTAATCCCCTCATCAAGGCTTTTTCCGTCTTTAAACTTAACCTCACCATCTATTACGTCAACTCTTTGCTTAATAACCTCAGCTACAACCTCAGGGTCAATTACATCATAAGCACTCAATGCTTTATTTAATGCGTTTTCTATTCTTAGACTTTTGCTTGTTCTTTCAAGCTCAGCAAGTTTCTTGCTAAGTTCCTCTTTTTCCTTTTTCTGAGCTTCAAGCTCTTTAACTAATTCTTTTTTACCCTCTTCTTTTGCCTTAGCAATTCTCTCGTCAAGGCTTTTCAACTGCTCTTCAAGTGAAGTTTTAGAGTTTACAACTTCTTCGTAGGTTTGACTTAACTCTTTGTACTTCACTCTCCACTCCGCAGCCTCGTCTCTTAGTTTTTTAAGTTCTGTGCTTAAATTTGCATCAATTGCTTTTGCTGCTTCTTCACTAATTTTTCCTGCCTCTAGCAGTTGTTGTAATATCCTTAACATTTACACCTCCCGTGTTTTGCAAATTGTAAAATCTTTAAAGTCTGTTTTTTGGAAAAAACCGCAATAGATAAAAAGTAAAATAAGCTAAAAAAGGTAGAAGATGATTTATTCGTATGAAGATGAGTTTCTAGTCGGAGGGGTAGATACGACAGAGCTTGAAAATATAGAGGCTGAAAAATACAATTTTGTCCTTAATAAGCTAAACGTTGATGACAACTATTATCTTGAAAAACTAACTAAATCACTTGTATATATGCACCTTGCAAAAATGCAGCTTGAAAGTGAGGGGATGAAGGCGAAATACGACGTATATAAAGCCGAATATGAGCATTTTTTCAACCTTGCGAAAAACAACAACTCAATTATAAACATTAAAAACATTCCAATTCAAAGGGGTTAAAATGATTGACATCGTTCCTGTCTTACACAACGTAAAAGAGCTTATACAAACCCTTAACATCTACAAATCCGTCAAACTCGGTCTTGAAAAGGGAGCGGATAAAGCTATAAATACTCCTTTTGCAAGGATTATCGTAGATGAGATAGAACACAGGGGAGCTTTGATTGATTTGCATTTAAGCATCGTTATAGCTTTTAATACAAAAAACGATTACGAAAAATTATATGAGGAATTTTTTGCAGCCGAATACACTACTAAAATGTCGCTTTTTAAACTCCCTTACAAAATAGAGCTTATTACATCCATTACAGATGAAGACAGACTTGTTAATCTTAAAGCTGGAATTATTAAATTTAAGATAATAGGACTTTGCAATGCGAATTAAAGTCGGCACAACGGAGGAAATATTTGAAACGCTTGATAAGATGACTGATACATCACAAATGATTAAAAATATTACAACAGCAGTGCACAAAGAAGTTAAAAATCAGGCAAAAAAACATTTTATAACTGGAACATTGCATAGAAATATCTTAATGAAGACAAAAGGCAATGCGGGTATTGTGTGGATAGCTGATGATAATATGATGGTAAATTGGAAGGGTAAAAAAATAAATTATGCGACTTTTGTGCTGTTTGGAACTCGTCCACATTTAATAAAAGCAAAAAATAGAAAAGCACTAAGATTTAGTTATAAAAGTTTAGATGAGTTTGTATATCGCAAAAGTGTCCGTCATCCTGGATACAGAGGCGACGATTTCTTGCGTAATGCGGCAAAAAAAGTTTTTAAAAATTTAGACAAATTAATTAAGGAGAGTTAATGGACTTACTAACTGCAACAAAAATATGGGAATTTGCGAATGAAGCATATGAAGGGAGTGGAGGATTTTTAACAGGCGAATACATAGACAAATACCCCCGTGAAAGCGACGAAAAGTATGAAGAGAGGCAAAAAATAGCCTATTACACAAATATTTTTGCAAGCAAGATAAATAGGTATATAGGTTATCTTTTCAAACAAACGCCTACTCGTAATAGCTCAAACAACTTAATAAGAATAATTTTTGATGATGTGGATAATAGGGGGAATAGTATTGACGTTTTTATGTCTAACTTTGCAAAACATGCAAAAGTCAGAGGCGTTAATCTATTGCTTGTAGATATGCCTAAAAACATACCCGCAACCCTTGCCGAACAGATACAGGCTCGCTCCCTACCTTACTTTACCGAAATTGTACCTGAGAGGCTTGTAGCTTTTAAACTTGATAATACAGGCAAGTTTGAATATGTAGCTTTTTCTGATGTTATAGACAACTCCACAATGCAAAAGCAGGATATAAAAGAAGTTATAAGGTATTATGATAAGCAAAGTTGGAAGATACTTGACGCCGAAGACACCAATAAGGTAATAGAAAGTGGAGAGCATAACCTCGGAGTTTGCCCTGTGTTAATTTTTTCTGAAACTGGCGAATTCCCAGCAATAGGAGAATTTACGCAAATAGCACATCTTGCAAAGAGGCATTACAATCTACAAAGTGAACTTGACGAAATACTAAGGGGACAGACTTTCTCTATCCTTACACTTAATGCTGACACCGCAAGCGATGTTGAAGTGAAGTTATCTACCGACAACGCAATAATTTACGGCAAAGAATTCAACAAACCCGAATACATCGCCCCGCCTGCCGCACCTGCTGAGATTTACCAACAAAAAATTAAAGACATAGAGGCTCAGATTGACAAAATTGCCTTTGATGTATCTACAAACGAAAGTAAAGAAAGCGGCATCGCACTTGATATTAAGTTTCAGGGACTCAATGCTTCACTCTCAAATTTTGCTTTAAGACTTGAAGATTTAGAACTGAGAGCGTTTGATGTTGTGTGTAGGTATCTTAATATCAAAAACGACGTTGATATTTTATATCCTAAAAATTTTAATGTTATTGATATTGAAAAAGAAATCGGGATATTAAGTGAGATGAAACAACTTTTAGACTCTCCGACATATTTCAAACTAAAAGCCCTTCAAATTATTTCAAACGACCTTAATACTATTGACGTGGATAACTTTGATGAGATTTCACAAGAGATTGAGGATAGTTTTAAATAGGTCGCCCACTACGGCGGGACGTGACCACTCCAATCCTTCCACAAGGTAGGCGGAGATTTGTATAGTGAAGTTGATAAGCTCATTTTCATAGTTTCTTTACCTATACCACAAATCCTTTAAAATCTTTAAACACATCAACATACTTCTTAATCGGATACTTAGGTCTTATGGCGTTAAAAATCTTCTCAATATCTTCTCCTTTTTTAAATCTTATAAGCCTCTCACGGCTCCCAAGTATTTCTCTTTGCTCTTTTTCGCTAAATTTACTCATTGTCTCTTTAACCGCCTTATCCCAAGGTTTTTGCTTTCCTCTCACCTTTTTATAATAAGGCGTATAGACGCAGTAGCAATGAGGATGCAGTGGCAGAGTTCTCATTTCCTTTTTTGGAATAACTCCACGCCCGTATCCGACATCAAGGTTTGCATAAAAGTCGCAAATGTCCGTTTTTTTGTGTGCGGGGGACATTTCAAACTTAACAAGTTCAACTTCATTATCTTCAAGTATACTCTTAGCCCTCACACTCATAAATGCTCTATGTGTTTCAGTTTTTGCAATTCTATTTGCGTAATATCTCATTTTTTCGTGGTAAGCGGTATTTAAAAGCTTTTGGAGTTCTACATCTGTGAATGCATCCATCTTTCTTATAAGGTCCTTATACGCAATTCTTAAAGGCTTTGTTTTTAGTTTTTTAATTTGTTTTATTATTTTTTTCTCTTTTTTTTTAAGTGCCTTTAATAAATACTCCGGCAAAACTTTCTTAGCTTTCATTATCTCATCTCTAAAATCGTAACCCTCATAAATTTTTAAGGCAATTTTTCTTATTATTTCTTTTGCTTTAATTCCTTCATATAGGATTTTAGTAATCATTTTTGAAATGTCTTTTGCATTCTTGTAAAGCATCTCAGACAACAATACAGGCGTTACGGCAATTTGTGGATTATCGTTTATAAAATAAAAACTTCCAAGTTCTTTATATAGCTCCTCTTCAATCTTTCTTCTCACCTCTTCGTTATATTCTTTGAGATATTTATTTACCATTTCTTCAAGCGTTTTTTTATCCCACGTTGAAGAATTGCGATATTCCTCTAAAATCTTTTCTAATATTTCTCTTGCCTTCTTACTAAAATCCATCTGGAAGCTCCTTTTGCTCTGCTGTAATTATCCTAATTCTGCTTTCACTCTTCTCAAAAAGCTTTGCCAATTCCTTTATGGCTTCACTTCTGCTTCTTCCAATCGCTATCATCTGTTCATAAATATCTCTTATCTCCTGATACTCACTTCTTTTTTTTCTAAAATAAATCCGCCAACCTCTAAATCTTTTTAAAAACTCTTTAATCTGTTTATCACTTAGCCCGATTTCTTTTAATTCATTTATCACATAAAATTCGTTTGCCTCTATCATATCAGCCCCAATTTTAAAGATTTTGTTTTGCCTTGTGCTTTTATTAAAGGTGCAAGTGCGTATCTGATTGCATCAATTGTGTGATTATATTTATCTTCAACTTGCGGGAGAATGTCACCAGCTGAGTTCGTTTTGTAACTATATAATCTAAATTCTTCAAGCGTATGTTTGCAATTTGGATTTATGATTATCTTTTTAAATTTTTTCATAAATTCAATACCGTCTTCAACGCTTCCTTTCCATTTCTCTACGCCCTCAATTCTTAAGTCAAAGTTTCTTCTTAAATAGCTAATAGTCTCAGGTCTTGCATTGTCAGCTCTAATTAAGTAATCTTTATAATCTGGTATATGCTTTTTAAAAAATTCAGGCATTTCATCAATTTCAATCCCGACTCCATACGCTTCATCTGAAATATAAAGATAATCATCTACGATATAAACTCTAACAAGCGCTGTTGGGTCAACTGCAAATCCAAAATCAAGCCCTTGATATATCTCATCGTTAACAGGCAATATTCCACTCTCAAACTTGTCTTTGAATACTTGCTTATCATCATAGATTAAACACTCGCCCTCCCAGATGTGTTTGTAATAGTTATAATCAATCTTTTTTAAATACTCCATCTCTTCACGTAAAACATCTGGGAAAAATGGATTATCGTAATAGTTTACTTTTACAACAATTGCATTTGGCGGTGGTTTTACCACAAATCTTTGATACGTCTCATCCTCTATAAAGTGTGGATTAAAACTTACCCAAATTTCGCTCCCCTCTTTTCTAATTGTAGGGATAAGTAAATCCCAACTCTCTTTGCTAACACTCTGAGCCTCTTCTACCCAGCATATATCAATACCTTCTGTTGATTTTATCTCTTGGATATTGTGCCTAAGTCCTTTAAAGATAAATTCACTTCCAACTCTGCTTCTTATCTCATCTCTTGTAACTATAAAATAATCATTTAATCCCATTTCGTTTATCTGGTCTTTTAAAAGTTTATGAACGCTATCTTTTATTGAGTTTTGAATTTCACGGGTGCATAAGACTCTTATCTTTTTTTGAACTGCAAGCAGTATTAACACTTTCGCAATGTTCCAAGATTTACCACTTCCTCTTCCTCCATAAAAAACCTTATACCTCGCTTTCTTTCCTAAAAGCACGTCTAAAAAAATTTTTGGGATTTTTACTTCAATCATTTTTCACATCAACTCCAATAACATTAATTACAGGAGCTTGATTTTCGTGTTTAACCTCTAATTTCTCACTCCACCCTCTGTGTTTACCCTTTGTCTTTAAAAAGAAAATAAGGGAAGTAGTATCCCCATCTTTTATCTTCTTCATAAGCATACTTTCGGCAAAATCAATCAACCCTTCCTGTATGGAGTCTACTTCTTGTTTAAATTTTTTATCCTTATTAAGCCAATTGTAATAAGTTTGTCTATTGATGCCGACTTGTTTGCAACTTGCACTTATATTTCCGGCTGTTTTTTCTAAAATTTTTAAAAACATTTTCTTTTTTTCTCTTGTGTATTTTATAGGCATATCAATCCTTTTTTATTATTTGTCTATTTTGCCGAGTTAATCATATTAAACAATCTTCTAATTTGCATTCTTATACTCACTCCATTTAACTTTTTTGCCGTTTATTTTTATTTCATCTATGCCTGTGTAATCACACCAACGCTGGATAATTACTTGTGCATATTTTTCATCTAATTCCATTAATCTTGATTTTCTTTTTAAAATCTCACAAGCTATAAGCGTACTTCCTGCACCTCCGAATAAATCTAAAACAATCCAACCAATCTGAGATGAGTTAAATATAAATCTACTAACCAATTCAACAGGTTTCATTGTTGGATGTAATTCGCTTATTGTGGGTCTATCATATTCGGCTACACTTGTTTTTAATTCATTTTTTAGTTTTTTAATTTCTTTTATTAATTCATCTTTATTCATTTTTTTATAATCTACATCATCATAAATCGTAGTAAGTGTAAAATCTCTACAGAAATAATGATTTGCACCCTCTTTCCATCCATACAAAATGGGCTCATGCCGCCAATTATAATCTTGTCTTGATAAAGTCGCACTTTGTTTTGCCCATATTAATACTTGTGAAAATTTAAATCCTGCATCTACAAATGCTTTTGTAAAATTTACTCTTTCCGTATCTGCGTGTGCTACATATATAACTGCCCCATTTCTAACAACTTTCATGTAATTCTTAAATACTTTTAATAAAAAATTATAAAACTTATCACTTTCCATATCATCATTTTTTATAGTTCCTGCCTTTCCTTTTATTGCTACATTGTACGGCGGGTCAGTAAATACCATATCCGCCTTTTCTCCATTCATCAACCTTTTTACATCTTCCTCATTTGTGCTATCACCACATAAAAGCCTGTGCTCTCCAAGCTCAATCAAATCTCCTCTTTTAATTACGATGTTTTCCTCATCTATTTCAGGCACATCATTGATTTTTTCATTATCACTACTTCCCATTACGTCATCAAAATTATCTAAAATATCATTAAGTTCTTCTTTCTCAAACCCTAAAATATTCATATCAAAAGCGATATTATCAAGCTCTTCTAAATCAATCTTTAACAATTCCTCATCCCAAGGAGATAACTCTGCGAGTGTATTATCGGCAATCCTGTAAGCTTTCACCTGTGTAGGGGTTAAGTGCTCAGCCCTTAAAATAGAGACTTCTTTATAACCAAGTCTTTTCAGTGCCTCATATCTTCCATGCCCCGCTATTATTACATTATCTTTATCAACTATAATAGGGTTTATAACTCCAAACTCTTTTATGCTTCCCATTATCTTTTCTACCTGCTCAGTAGGATGTCTTTTTTGATTATTCACATAAGGTACTAACTTTTCAAGTTCTATTGTTTCATATTTTAGCTTTTTATCACTCATTTGAACTCCTTTTTTTAGAACTTTGCAATTTTAAATCTCTTATTGATTGTATCTATATAATAAGCAACTTCAAAAGGATTTTTAAAATAAGGTGGAGTTACTGCTCCAATCCCGAGCAGTTGACCGGGTGTAATATTATCAGTAGGTATTCGTCTGATTATCTCACAATAATCTACTTTCTCTATCTTTGTGCTTTTAATTTTTCCATGCCCTAACTTCCTAAGTCCCCCTATTCCATCTAAATACCTTAACAACCTTGCTACCATTTCCCCATTTCCTTTTACACAAAAGGTAAGTTTATCAACTAAGTAGATAGTGTAAGGCATATTATAAGATTTAAAAAATCCTCTTTGAGTATCAATTACTTTTGTGTCACAATATCTTAAAAATTTATCATCAAACCTCTTTCTCCATTTATCAATCGTTTTTCTATCTCCAAGTTTTAAATGAGACGCATAAAAAACACGTAGGCTTCTACCACCTACCTCAAAAAACTTACTATAAAGAGGTAAATCAACAAAATCAAACTCATTTTCTTCAACAAACACATAATCATCTTTTAAAGCTCTCTTAATAGCGCAACTCGCTAAAATACCATCAAAAAACAAAAATCCATCTTTTGCAACCACTCCATTCTCTATCTCAAAAGTAATTTTTAGATAATCCTCCTTTTTAAGATTTGCAAACTCTTCATTCTGTCTTAATATTTTTTTTCTTCTTGTCATTCTTACTCCTTAATAATCTAATAATTCTTTATGATTTCTTGCTATCCTAAGAAATTCTTGGGGGTAGTGATACCTCAACCAAGCAACCCTCCCCTCACTTGCAAAATTTCTTGGAGTAGCATCGTGATACCTTATCTTACGTGGGTCTCCCCATAAATGAGTCCGTCTATAAACATCTATTATCGGAATTTTTCTTGTCAAAAGAAAAGCAAAAACATCATTTGCACTCCATCTCATTATCGGATTGCAATACCACAACCCTTTTTTATTCTTATCAGCAACTCCAAGCGTTTGGGACCATAAAAATTTTCTTTTTTTGCTTTCTTCTGCTCTAAGTCCCATAAATACCCCCGAGCTCTGATTTTTTTTATCTCTTATTTCATCAATATATTTTGCTAAATCTTTTAATTGCCAGCTTGAAGCTTCATCAAGCCTAAAATCTTTTTCAAGGGTATCTCCAAGGTTTCTTAAATCCAACTTAAAGGCATATCTCTCCGCCATCATTTTCAAGTACGGAATATGAAAACTAAAAGCCCTATCATCACAAATATTAAATAACTCTACCTTATCATTTAACCCCATTTCCCACAAAAGCCCTAATACCGCAGTGCTGTCTTTACCTCCCGAATATGCAAGGTGCCATTTGGGAAACTTTTTAAAGGCGTCTTCTATTAAAAGTTTCGCCTCTTCTACATTTTCCCAAAATTCTCTTGTCTTAGAATGGAGAATGAAAAGCCTTTGCCACTTCTCATTCTCTCCATCAAACTTATCAAACCAAAAATCCATTTTCTTTTAAAAATTCAAGAATTTCATCTTTAAGCTCCTCAATATAATTTTTATACACTTCATCATCTTTTAAAGAAATATCAAATTCCACTTTCCCAAGTCCAATAGCTCCTTTACCTCCTATCCTTGCTTCTTTAAACATTAACATCAGTCCTCTTTTTAAAACACTCTCATCAAGCTCATTTGCAACCGATAATAAACCAACCCTAAAAGTCATCTCCACCCCTGCTTTTAGCACTTCATATCTATACAACATCTGATGTTTATCAGTCTCAACCTCATCCTTATAAGGATAATCATCTCTCCTTGTCCCAAATTCCTCAGATACAACCTCAAACAAATCAATATCGCTTTTCACGCCTGTGAATTGTTCAGTTTGTTTAACAATAGGCAACATATCCTCAACAATCAAAGTCCCCGGCAATATAGCATTACCTATTGCGCTTCCTAATAAATGCAACATAGGAATGTTTTTATAAAATTCTCTTCTCGTTGAAATGTTTATCTTACCATCACTTTTTTTAAGTGCTCCTCCTGAGAAAAGCGTATAATAAAAATCTGGTGTTAATGATTTATCACTTATTCCAAGTAAATCTAAATAATCTTTTGCAATCACTCTCCTTAAAATCCCTCTAATAGAATTTGCTGAAACGATAGGGATATTAAGAGTCTCTCCACCTATCAAATACTCTCTTCTTCTTATTGTTTTATCAATTCCTGCAACCTCATCGCTTCCTGTGTGAATAGGACTTAATAATTTCGCCTTCGTATCTACAATGTATCTCATTTTACGCTCCTTGTCTTATTAATTTTGCTTTAATTAAAAGATATTCAAGTTCTTCTCTTAGCATTTTCAAAGCCCTTTTATCATCAATATTGCTAAAATCAAACACGCCTTCTTTGTCTTTAAGATAAATATCACTCATCTTTATCCCCAACTTTCTAATAAGTTTTGAGGTGAAAGTTTTTAAATCTTTTGTATTTAAGCAAGCTTTTACCCTGCTTTGAAACTCACTCTCAAATCCTATTCTATTATGGTCTTTTGGTGCAGCTGAATATAAAATATTCAAAATCGCCACCAACCTATCCTCTAAGTTCGCCAAATCTAAAACTTTTTGCTCCTCAAATAAATTTTCCATATAAGCTCCTTTTTATTTTGGTCTAACTGCATATACAAGCATATTATACTCTAATGTATTTTTAACTTTTTCAAGTCTTTTTTTGATTGTGAAAAACTCTTCTATCCCAAATTCTATAACCTTTCTTGGATTTGGGTTTAGAGTTAAGATTTCTTCTTTTGTAAAAAAAGTTTTTGGATTTTTTTTGCTCTTCTCTTTTTCTGGTATAGAATAAAGATTTTGTATATCTTTAAAAACATTTTTCCATCTGTGAGGCTCAAAATAAAATCCTCCCTCATCTGTTTGTATCCAAAATTCCTCTTTATTAAAAGAAACTTTTCCCTTAAAAAACAAATGTTTTTTCTTTGAATAAGAAAGGTGAAAGAAAAATGGAGGCTCAATTTCTTTTGGAAAATTAAACAAAATATCAGCAAGTTCTAAGGCTGTAAACCTTAGAAATCCTTTTTCGTGAAAAATTGCAGACATTTTTCTAACTGAATTTTCTTTTCTATCTGTTAAAACAAATTCACACGCCTCGCAAACGCCTTCCCCTTTTTGTAGATAATCTAAATCTGTAAATGTATTTTTTATTACCTTTTTTAGATTTTTAGGTGCCGGAGATTTACAAAAAACACATTTAGTTTCTCCTTTAAAAAGGGGCTCTCTTTGCAATAAGGACTTATAAATTAAATGACTCGGATACATTTTCACTCCTTAAAAAATATTTATAAAGAAAAGCTTAACTTAGTCTCTAAGATTTTAATTTGCTTTATAAAACCCCTCTTGTAGTAAGAAGAACAGGCAGTACTATCTTTCCCGCCTGAAATGCCTCTTCTCTTGTCATTTTGTTTTCCTTTATTAATTAAATTCAACTAGATAATTAAGTTTAACTAATTAATCCCCCTCTTTATCAACTTCCAAAATGCCTTCATCTTTAATCCACATAGTATTTTTTTCACACTTACATGGAACAAAAGTTGGGATTGTTTTTAAAGTGCTATTAGATGTTAAATATACACGATTATGGAAACATTTGTAGGTCATACCATAGTCTTCTGCTGTAGATATTTTTTCAGAAAATGTGTTTTTAAAATAAAATACAATTTTGCTTCTAATATTACATTCAAAATTTGAAATTTTTTCGTAACCAAAGTATTTTTTTTCTATTTTAAATAGCTCTTTACTCCATAAGTTTAAAGACAAAATTATAAGAAAAAGAATTTTAGTTTTCATTTTTACTCCTTTAAAATTTAATTTTTTTATTCCCCAAAAATTTTAATAAATCTTCCAACATCACTTTAAGCAAGAGATGGTCTCTCTTGCATTCTTCCTTAGTGCACTTGTCTTTTAATACTTCTTCAATGTGTTTAATAGCTTCTTTCACATCTTGGACAGAGTATTGCATCGCCACTCCTTTAATTAACATTCACCGAGCAGTTTTTAAAACAATACATCGCACCAATTCTTGTGTCGTCTTCCACTATTCTTTTTTTTAATTTTATCTTTTGTAGTTTTTTCTGTTTTGTGTTTTGTTTAGTCATTTTTATCCTTTTTATTTTGGTCTAACTGCATATACAAGCATATTATACTCTAATGTATTTTTAACTTTTTCAAGTCTTTTTTTGATTGTGAAAAACTCTTCTATCCCAAATTCTATAACCTT